TAGGCATACGCGCGGAGCTGGCCTCTAACACCGGCATCGCCTACCGCGAAATGATGGGCGAGCAGGTAGCCTTGATTAAGAGCCTGCCGACGCAAGCCGGTCAGCGCGTGCACAAGCTAACCACTGAAGCCCTGACCACGGGACGCCGTGCCGAAGACATTGCGAAAGAGATAAAGAACAGCACGGGCGTGACGATGAGCCGTGCGCGTCTCATCGCACGTACAGAGGTAAGCCGCACTAGCTTCAGCTTCCTAGCGGCCAGAGCCATTGCAGCGGGCTCGCCCGGCTACTACTGGCGCACCAGTGAAGACGACGACGTACGACTGACACACCAGAAAGTTAACGGAGACTTTATTACGTGGGATGCCCCACCAAAGACCGACAAAAACCTTGCCCCCTATCACGCTGGCTGTGGCCCTAACTGCCGCTGCTGGGCTGAACCAACTTTCCCCGACCTTTAAGGAATTACATGGCAACTTCACGAGATTCAACCTCGCCCCTGTGGGGTGATCTGCGGGCCATCGGTGTACTGCGCACCAATGCCGACAACACTGCGCTGGTGACGGCTGAGGGTGGCACCATTCCCCTGCCCGCTGGCGGCTTTGCTGGGCAAGAGGCCGTACAGTACGCGACGCCAACCACGGGGCAGACCGTGCAGGCCGTCAATGATTCGCAGGACCGCACGCTTGTGCTAACGCCTGCCGGTACGCTGGCAACGCTGACCGTGACGCTTCCCAGTGAAGCCAGTTCACGCGTGGGGCAGGCCCTGCGCATCTTCACCAGTGCCAACCTGACGGCGTTAACCGTCAACGGCGCCACCACGCTGTACAACATGCCCACCAGCCTAGCAGTCGGTGACCTCATCAGCTTGCGCAAGGTGGGTGCAAACATGTGGGCGCGCCTGCAATGAGCGCCCAGTTCAAACGCATTGCCTGCCTAGTCTTGGTGCTTATTGCCCTTGTACTAAGCCTGCTGTTGCCGGGCTTAGTGCGTGCCGACGCCGCAGATGTGGCCTTTCAGCAGCGCAACGTTACGGATACGGGATGGGTTACGCGTTACCTGCCTACGGCACCGCTAGGCGGTGCGAGTGCCATCTACTACTTCAATGCCGCCACGGCGGTGCCTGAGTATCTGCTGATTGGCAGCGGGCTTACGCTAACTAGTGGAGCACTGACGGCGACGGCACAACAGGCCGACTGGAATGCGGTTAGCGGGTTCGGGCAGATACTCAATAAGCCCAGCTTTGCGGCCGTCGCAACGACGGGGAGTTACTCCAGTCTGTCGGGTACGCCCAGCCTGTCGGCGGTGGCCGTAAGTGGGGCCTACGGTGACCTCAGTGGGCGCCCTAGCCTTGCGACGGTGGCGACGAGTGGCAGTTACAACGATTTGAGCAACCGGCCGACAATCCCCAGCGCGCAAGTTAACTCTGACTGGGGTGCGTCTACCGGCGTCGCGCAGATACTGAACAAGCCGAGCCTTGCCACAGTAGCTACCAGCGGCGCCTATGCGGACCTGACGGGTAAGCCCAGCCTAGCCGCTGTGGCGACGTCGGGGAGTTACACAGACTTAAGCAATAAGCCGACGATTCCCGCCGCCTTCAACTTCGGCTTTCCCGGCAATCGAACGCTTGCCACGTCTACCAGTTATCAGGCCGCTGACCCCAGTAAGGCGGCAATCATTTACCCCAGCTACTCATGCACCAACGCCACGACCGTCTTGGCGGCTAGTGCGTGCACGCTGCAGGTAAGAGTGCATACGTCAGCGGTGACATGCTCCACGGGGATTGTGTACTACACGCAGTCACTTACCGTGGGGCTAGGTCTACTGCTGACGCAGGCGAGTAGCAACCCCGTGCCCATCTTCCTACCAGCGGGCGCCTATTTCATCCTGTGCCCGACCGCTGGCACGTTCACCATTTCGCCATCGGTAGAGCAGGCGGCTAACTGAGAAAGGAAAGACAAATGAAGCGACACGTACGCACCATTGACCGTGGCCCGCCTGAAGGCGTTCAGGCACCGGGAATGCTCGCCATCCGAACGGAGCGCGCATTAAGTGAAAACATGCGGCTACTGCCTAACGGCAACCTGCTTTGCATGAATGTCCCCGTAGCGCGAGCCGGTTGGCTCATTTACGGACCCGGTGAAATTCCCGTGAAGGCGGGAGCCAACGGACGCGCTTACGTAGAGCGAACGGTAGACACCTTGTTTGCCGCCTCTACGCTGGACGCCATCAACACGCTAGCCGTGACGAACGATCACCCCGAAGACGACGTAACCCCCGTTAACTGGCGCAAGCTGGCCGGGGGTTTTGCATTGAATGCACGACGTGGTGAGGGCGATGACCGCGACATCATCCTGGCGGACCTCATGATTACCGATGCCGCAATGATTGCCGAAGTGCAGGCCGGTAAGCGTGAGGTAAGCCTTGGCTATGACGCCGACTACCACGACCGTGGAAGCGGTCAGGGCCAGCAGTTCAACATTGTCCCCAACCACATCGCACTGGTTAAGAGTGGCCGCTGCGGTCCGCGCTGTGCAATTGGGGACGAAGCCTATCAACCCGAAGACGAAGAAGGAAGTAACCACATGGCTACGACATCGACCCGCGTTAAAGTGCGTGGCACCACCCGCCGCACGATTGACGCCCAAGGCTTGAAAGAGCTACAAGACGCCGCCACGGCGGCAAATCGTGCATTGCTTGCCGCCGCTGGTGGCGACGACGAAGACGACGATGGACAGCACATCCATTTGCACATCAGCACTGGTGATGCCGCCGCCGAAGAAGGCACGCCCTCCCCCGCTGACGCTCGCGTAGCTAAGCTGGAAGCCGACGTAGGCGCCCTGTCCTCCGGTATGGCTGAAATCCTGGCCGTGCTGAAGGGCGCACCAGCGAAGACCGCCGACGCCAGCCCCACGCTGACCATGGACAGTGCAGACGAAGACCTTGCCGACGACGACAAGGACGACGACAAGACCAAGGCGCACAAAGCCCAGTGCCGAGCCGACAAAGCCGAGAAGGCCGGTAAGGGTGCCCGCACTGGTGACAGCGCAGCCCTTGAAACCAGCTACACGGCGCTGATGGGCCAAGCCGAAATCTTGGTGCCGGGCTTCAAGGTGCCAACCTTCGACAGCGCCATGACCCGCGCCAAGACCGTGGACCGCATGTGTGCACTGCGCCGCAAGGTGCTGGACCAGTTCGGCGGTGACGCCTCCGGCAAAGCCATCCTTACCGGCATCAACGGCGGCAAGGCCCCGGACCTGCTGGACATGGACTGTGTTGACGTCGCCACGCTCTTCAGCACTGCCGCTGTAGCTAAGGCTGCGGTGAACAACGCCACGGCAACCCGTGACGCTGGCCGCATCCCGGAAAAGACGGGTTTGGTTGTCAGCGGCGCGCCGAAAACGCCAAGCCTTGCCGAAATCAACGCCGCCAATGCCAAGCATTGGGAGAACACTTTCGTACGCGTCTAACAACTTAACGTAAGTTAACTACTTCAAAGGTTCAACATGAAAAAGAATGCAATTACCCTGGCTGTGCTCGCGCTGGCCTCTTCCCACTTGGTTGGTGCTCGCACGCATGACGTGTCGTTCGCCTTCCGCATGGGCGCCGGTTTCCCCGGTGACGTCAACCGCACGCACCCCGCCAGCATCGTGCCGCGTCAGCAAACGGCAACCGTTGCCAGCAAAGTGCGCCTGTATGGCGACCCTGTGCTGATTGACCCAGCCACCAACAGCGTGCGCGGCTTCCTGGCAGCAGACACCGCCGTCACGAAGATTTACGGCGTGCTTGTCCGCCCCTACCCCACGCAGCAACAAACGGGCGGCATGAATGCAGCCTTCGGTACGGCTTCGCCTCCAGACGGCGCCGCAGTGGTGGACATCCTCAACGAGGGCTTTGTCATCGCGCGCTGCAACAACTTCGCCGCCGTGCAACCTGCCTTGGGTGGTGCCGTGTACGTGCGTGTTGCCGCAACCGCTGGCCCCTTGATTCAAGGTGGCTTCCACTCGGCTGCTGACGGCGCTAACACCGTGCTCGTGACTAACGCCACGTGGTGCGGCCCTACCGACAGCAACGGCATCACTGAAATTCAAGTTGCCGCCCCATTGGCCTAATCGGCTGACGTCAGAAACACCTGAAACTTCCAAGGTAAAACAATGAGCAAAAATCTCGCACTGTCCCGTGTTGCCGCCGCCGCTATCGCAGCTTCGGCAATCACCGCACCTATGGTGCTGACGCGTTCGCGTACCCGCGACCACCAAACCTTCGACAACGCCGTTACCGGCATGTCGGCAATTGACGAGTACGGCAACCAACGCGGCAAAGCGCTGGACCACGCCTACAAGACCCACGACGCCAGCCGCACCGTGGACAGTACGGGCGCCTTCTTGGTGGGTGAACTGGAGCGCCTCGACCAGACGCTGCACATGCCTCTGTCTTCGGTTACCTACACGCGCGACATCCAAATGCGTGAAGACGTGACCATTGCGGACGAGGTATCCAGCTTCACGCTGACCACCTTCGGCAGCGCCGGTAACCTGGGCACCGGCAACGGTATCCGCAACGGCAAGGCGTGGATTGGCAAGAGCACCGACCAAATCGGCGGCGTTGGCGTGGACACGGCAAAGATTGCCAACCCGCTGACCCCTTGGGGCCTTGAAATCAAGTTCACCATCTTGGAGCTGGAAAGCGCCGCCAAGATGGGCCGCCCCATTGATGACCAGAAGCTGCAAGCCCTGCGTCTCAAGAAGGAGATGGACACCGACGAACAGGTTTACGTTGGTGATGCCACCTTGGGCGCCTTCGGCCTCGTCAACAACGCACTGGTGACCAACGTTTCCAACGTGCCTAACGGTGCCGGTGGTTCGCCAAAGTGGTCGTTGAAGACGCCTACCGAAATCTTGGCCGACGTGAACGCGCTCATCATGAGCGCCTGGGCGGCTTCCGGCTGGTCTACCCTGCCTAACCGCCTGCTGTTGCCACCAGATCAATACGGCTACATCAATAGCCAGATCGTTAGCTCTGCCGGTACGACGTCCATCCTCCGCTTCCTGTTGGAAAACAACATGATTAAAAACAGCGGTGTGGGCAACATCACCATCGCCCCTGTGAAGTGGTTGATTGGTGCTGGTGTCGGCGGCACGTTGGGCACCACGGGCACTGTTGACCGCATGGTGGCCTACAACAACGACAAGCAGTTTGTGCGCTTCCCCATGACGATGCTGCAACGCACCCCCGTGCAGTTCGACAGCATCTTCCACAAGATGACGTACTACTGCCGCCTTGGCGTTACCGAAGTCGTGTACCCAGAAACTCTGGCCTACCGCGACGGCATCTAAGCCGCAGCAAGTTAACGTAAGTTAGTTCGGTAAGTAAAAGCCGCCTCTTAACCGGGGCGGCTTTTTTCATTCATTGGAGAAATCAATATGGCAACCACCCGCACCGCCGCAAAGACTGCAGCATCGACCACCACCCGCAAGCGCTTGGAAGTGCCCGTAGCCACCACGCGTGAAGCCGCTACCGCCCTGGTGAACGAGGACACCATCAACGCGGAAAGCGCCGCCGCTCAACTGCGAGCCCTTGACGCCGCAGAGTCGCCGCTTGTCAGCGTCATCGTGCCCAAGGCGTTCAACTACACCGCCGACGACCACAGCCTGATTTCGTATGAGGCCGGTATCTACGACATGCCCCGCGCTCACGCAGAGCACTGGTATAGCAAAGCCATGGGCGTGAAGACCGCCAAGAGCTAAACCCAGCAACCAACAATCTGAAAGGGCTTTGCAATGGCTTCAGTAGATGACGTAACAGTAGAGTCTTTTCGGACTGCGTTTCCTGTCTTCGGTGACGACCTAAAGTTTATGGGTCCAGAGATTCAGTTTTGGATTGACCTGGGCAAGAAACTGATCAACACGTGCCGATGGGGTGACCTCGCCGCCTACGGCCTGCAGCTATTCGTAGCGCACAACCTTGCACTTGAAAACGCTCGATGCGGTGGCGCCGCATCGACGCCCGGCATGATTCTCGGCCCCATCACTTCGGCGGCCGTAGATAAGGTGTCGTACAGCCGTGACGCCAGCGCCGCCATGGACCCCAAAAACGGCCACTGGAATCTGACCACGTACGGCCTGCGCTATATATACCTTGTGCGTATGGTTGGCGCCGGTCCCCTTCAGATTGGCGTGCCCCCTGGCGGCAGCAATCACGCGGGTGGCATTGCGTGGCCCGGCGTGCTCATTCCCCCGGCTTGGTCCTAGCATGGCTACCAGTGGCGTAAACATCAAGGGCAAGGGCTTTGCGGAGATTCAAGAGTCAATGGAACGCCTGCTAACGTCTGAAGTCTTAGTGGGCTTTCCAGAGGACGGCACGCCTCGTGACAAGGAAGAGGACGAGAAAGGCGAGCCGCCCACTAACGCGGTGCTCGGCTACATCCACGACAACGGCGCGCCAGAGGTCAACATCCCAGCGCGCCCTTTTATGCAGCCCGGCATCATGGCCGTGGAAAACGAGTTAGCTGACTTGCTGGGCAAAACTATGAAGGCCATTCTCAAGGGTGGCGGTGACGACATGGTGGAGCTGGGCCTAACTCGTGTCGGCTTCAAGGCAATGAACAGCATCAAACGCACCATCAATGCTGGCGTGCCGCCGCCGCTTAGTGATGCCACGCTTATCAACCGCATGCGCAAGGGCCGCAGGGACGGCGCAGGCGCACGCAAAGGCGCAGCACGTGAACTCGATAGGCGCTGGGACGGCCAAGCCCCGAGCGTCGAGTTTGCCAAGCCGCTGGTGGACACCGGCCAGCTACGTAACGCCGTGACTTACGTTATACGGCCAAAGAAGAGGGGGTAAGTGATGCCATTACTAGATGTGTCCATGGTGCTAGATGACCCCATGTTCCAAGACTTCTTTGCTGTCGAGCGTCGCACCGATGAGGTAGACAGCAGAGGCCGCACGACGCCAACCGTACGGGAAGTCTTTATTGACGTCGGCGGCGTCATCACCATGCAGAGCCCCGCCGACTTGCTGCGGCGTGACGACAGCCAGAGCGTGCCAATGCGTATCTTCATTGCGTCACGCTTCAAGCTGCGCAAGGCCAGCAAAGAGCCCAACGGCGTGCAGTATCAGCCCGACGTCATCACGTGGAACGGTGTTAAGTACACGGTTACCGAAGTCTTGCCGTATCAGCGCTACGGCGAAGGCTTCAGCGAAGTCATTGCTACCAGCATGAACGCTATGGACCGCTCACAGTAAAGGGGGGATAAGTGCCTTACATACTTCCAACCCCAATCACTGCGCCGCCGTACGACATCCCGCTAGAAGACTTGCTGCAGGCTGCCGTAGTGGGAATCACCGGCCTTATCGGACAGCTAGTGCGTCCGCGTTGGCAGCCGGAGCCAGCCAACATGCCGGACTTCGGCACCGACTGGGCAGCAGTAGGCATCATGGACGGTGACCGCGATAAGTTCCCGTACATGGTGCAGCTAGATTCATTGAAGCTAGCCCTTGAGCGCGACGAGACGTTTAACGTCCTGTTTAGCTTCTACGGCCCCAACGGTCAGCAGTACGCCAACGTATTTGCTGACGGTCTTTTTGTCGACGCCAACCGCTTCGATTTAACGGCCGCAGGCATTGCGCTAATCAGCGTCGGTGAAAGCCGACAGGTGCCCGCCCTCTTCAAAGAGAAGTGGCAAAAGCGGTGGGACATACGCGCAGATTTCCGCCGCCGCGTGCAACGCGTTTACACCGCGAATGCAATTGAACAGCTAGATCAAGTCCTTCCTGACGGCGCTACTGCAGGCTTGGATAACGAGCAATACATCACGTCGATAACCGTCAACCCTCCAACACCATAAGGAAACAGAGATGCAACCATCCCTATCAGTTTCGCGCGTCGTTAAGGTAAGCGTTCTGCTTACCCCCAATGCCGCGCAATCGCAAAGCCTC